ATCTACGCCCCAAGGCTTTTTCGTTGCACTACCATTTGCTTTCGGTTTATTATCAGCCATTTTACTTCTCCTTATGTAATAAATAGCAATTAAGATTTACAATTAATATGCGGGCGCAACCCGCGCGTCTCTGCTGCCATTACAACAACGACGAACTACTGGACAATTACGACGTCTCATTGTGAATCACCTCCCCTATTAACTTTCAATCCAAAATCATCTAAAAGCATACTCAAGAAATAACTCGTACCCGAAGAAACACATCCGCAGATAAAAGCATTAATTAAATTATACTCAAAATTAAATAGTTCTGTACCGCCATTAAGACTCCACAAAAATATCCCAACCCAAAAGCCTGTGCACAGTGGGCAATGAAACAACTCACCAAGTTTTCCTGTTGTGGGTCTAATGGGATTAAATATAGAGCCAAAAACTAAAATAAATGTCATGCCATACGAGGCTAAGATAAACCAAATTAACTCCATAAATCACCTATATTCTGTAAATTGTGCTAATGCCATATGGCCTCATGTTTGGACGCAACGAGCCCTTAACCTGTCGATGGAAACGCTCGGGATTATGTTCTGTGAACTCATCAATTTCTGGTTCGAGAAGTCTTTTTTCCATCTCTTTCTCAAAAGACTCTTTTTCATTATAAAATGGCAAATCTTTTTCTAAAAATACAGATACTGCATATAAAAGATATTGGATGTTGTCACCTTCTTTCATCTCTGATATCTTTGCCTCCATAGACATAAACAGATTTCCACCCTGAATGCTGTCGTACTCTACAACACCATATTTGACAAGATGATCAAAGAGGCGCTTTTGAGTTTCATAAATCTCATCATCCATCTCTGCCTTTGGAAAAGCAACAATTTTATTTATTTTTGGTAAAATTGTTATATCAACCTCTGGGTGGTCGCCAATTAAGATCTTACCGTCTAATGTTCGGCGCGCCTTGAGAATTACTTTTTCAACTTCTTGTTTTTCAGTTGCAGTTCTCTGGATTTTTAAGATTATTGCCATTATGATTTTAACTCCCTAACCAGATTCTGGATCTGTAGTACGTTGGTTAAAACGCCCTTAGTGGCTTTTTGTTTTTTAAAGGATTCAAGTCGACTAACAACATGGTCAATCCTTTCCACTAGATGCTTGTTTTCAACTTTCTTTTGAACCGCTAACAATTGGCCTTTTACAATGTCAATTTCCTCATACAAAGAAGAACGAAACTCCAATCCATCGTCAGACGGAGACAAAATAAATTTATTTATTAACGACCTTTGTGATTCTGTTAGCTTGTCTTTATACGTGCTGTTAAATTTGTTTACAAAAGTATTAATTGTAAGCTTATTAACTTTCGGAAAAGAACCCTTGTTATTATCTAAAGAATAAATTTCCATTATCTTCTTCTCTAATAAAACTTGTTTTTTTGGTGGATTTTCTTGTGCAATGGTTTGTTGGATGGTTGCCGACCATTGATAATCTCCAACAAAGTTTGTCCAAAACTCTCGGCCAATAGATTTATTTATTTCACTGATCAGTTTGGTTTGAGTGTCAAAAACCTTCTTTTTATTGATGTTCAAATATTGTCTTTTCGCTTCCGCCAAAACTTGAGAAAAAGTATTTGCCTCTAATTCTCTACTTTCATTTAGAGATTTATATATTGCATATTCTCTTCCCAAAACAGAATTTTTGTGAAAATATTTTTTAAACAAACGAGAAATTTTAATTTTTTTGTTTTGATTCTCATTCATCATGGCGCGCGTAATTTCACGAACCAACATTTCATATATTAAAGCCGTATTTCTTTTTTTATTGTGATTATACTTCATGACTTTTCTCCAACGACTCAATCAGTTTTTTAATTTCAAAGTTCTCTTTGAACAGTTGTCTTTCTTGTTTGTCATAGTAATTAGGCTCTTGACCCTCCGAGAGACTATGAGAAATCCGGATTAATGAATCTAAGTCCTGTTTTCCTTTATATAGATTCCTCACAGTATTAGAAGATGTCTCTTTTGAGTACATCCCTTGTTGAGAGCGGGTAAATCCACCTCTCTTTTTTCCCTCTTGTCCTTTCGTCACATAGCTACTCTTTGCATAATGCCTAGGTGAGTCTCTCTTAGCTGGGGCTCCCTCTCCTGCTGGAGTGGCCAACAAATCACCCTCTGCCTCGCCACCTCCGCCGGCTGGCTCTTCTGGCATATCGCCACCCATGTCAGCTTCACCCCCTAGTTCACCCATGTCTTCCATGCCTCCTTCGGCGCCGGCTTCGCCTCCGCCCATATCTTCCATACCTCCTAGGTCGCCCATGCCACCACCGCCGCCGGCAGCTTCTGCCTCGGCAGCTTCACCGACCTTCTCAAGAGCAATATCATGCTTCTTATCATAATATTTTTCAAGCTGCATTCTTTGGAATTCTTCCTCAGAAATAGCCAAGATGTTTTTCGCAACCCAGCGTCGACTGAAGTAGCCCTCTGTTGCTTCTCCAGCAGCGCCGAAACGAGCTTTCCAATGCTCCAATTCTTGAAGTTCTGCCAACTTTGAAGGATTGTTTAAGCTCAATTTAAAAGACAAGATATCGTTTCCTCGATAACCCAGAGTGAAAAGATGGACAATGGCCACTTTCTCTAATTCTGAAACCAAAGAGCGTTGAAGTCTTTGAATTGTACGCGCAAATCGAATATCTTTTTGGGCTAATGTAGCCTTGTCTTCTTCTGAGCCGTCTCCCCTAGAGAGATAAGACGCAGGAATTTTTAGCGCAGCAAAAAGTTTATCTCTAAGATATTTTACATCCTCGATGTCACCAGTGTATTTTCCACCACCAATTGTCTCAATTGATGTGGCAGATTGTCCACCGCGTACTGGAATATAGTAGTCCTCCTCTATACTGAGTGGGTTATATCTTAAGTCAACACGACCGGTTGATGCATCAACAATTTGATTGCGTTTCATTTGCGTCATGACTTTTTGCATGTACTGTTCAACATCCTCTGGTGGGATATTTCCGACATCAATCTTAAAGAGGCGTCGTTCTGGGGATCTCACAATACGATAAGCCATGACAGCATCCTCTAGAAGTGTCAATTGTCGCCAAATTCTTCTGGCGCCGTCAAGTGCGCTAGTGCCGTACGGAGCAAATTTATCATTACCTAGAATTCTAAAATGAGCAACTTGCCAATTTTCAAGAGTCAGGCCACCGGTGTTCCACTGAAACTGGATATAGTTTGGATTATTCTTGTCTTCGCCCTCTAACCTCTCAACCTCGGTGATTGGCATACCAATGGCATTCTTGATACCCTCATCTTCTTCGATGTCTAAATAGAGAAAAAAGTCGCCGTATTTACACATCGATCGGGCCCAGCCAAATAAGTTAAATTCAATATTCAAGATATTATAAAATAAAGTCTCCAACACTGATCTAATTTCGCTATTATTACAATTAATGTTCAATATTGGCATATAACGCGAAGAAGTTGTCATCTCATCCGCGTAGATATCTAGTGCGGATGCAATTTCAGGTGTATACTCCATTTGATCGAAATCAACGTAACGATCAAGCCTGTTTTGGTTGCTGTAATATTCTGCTTGCAGCATGCCATAAATGTCAGAATAAGTCGAAAGTTTAAATTCTTGCCCACTAGTGGATTTAAATCTAGACTTATATTTGTCTAATTGCCGTCGTTTAAGTTGTTTGGCATCCTGCCTGCGATATCGTACGATAGGTCCTGATAAAAGCTTTGTTAGCTTTTTATATAACGGATTGCCATCATTGCGTACATTCTGTTTATTTTTATTTCTGTTATCAGCCATTTTTTATCCCTTAAGCAACCACAGATGGTCTTTCATTTTATCAATTTTTTCTTGTTTTTCTGTAGACTCACGCCCTTCCATGCCGCGAATCGCAGTATTTAACTTGGTGTTTGTTGTGCGAATCGAAGACAAAAAAGCCTTCTGGTAGGCTATATCTCTGGATCGCGCCGCTAATGCAGTATCTTTTACCCAACAGCCTATCGCCATTGCCATTATTAAATCATCGTTGTTGCGTTTCATTGCTTGAGGTTTCCCATTTTCCCATACAAAAGTCTGCATCTCATTATACAACCTTTTTGATTTTATTTTAATTAGTTTATTTCTCACAAACTCTTCAAGCTTTGCAACGATCAATGGTCGTGTCTTTTGCGTTGTGGCAAATCCAGGCTGTGCATTTTGATACTCCGCCAGGTGTGACTCAACATATTCATGAGTTGATTTTTTGCTATAATAAAGGTTATCATATACTGCTTCTTGTATTTTATCAAGAACACTCCAGCCAATATTATTATTTTCAACAACCATCAACGCATTGCCGTATTCTCGACCTATCTCCCCTAGCATATTTGCAAACATGTCAGGTGTTGGTTTCCCTTGATACTCTGCAACGATGGCAGCTTCTTCTAGATTGAAGACATGAAAAGTAGAATAGTCATTTCCGTCCCCACGGGCAACATCTGCGGAAACCATATAATTGTTTCCTGGTTTATATTCTTGCCATATCCACAAATTCCTATCAAATCCAGTTCGATATTTTGGCTCTTCTAGATTGAGTTTAATATGTTCCATATCCTCCGGGTGAAAAACCGTTTCACCGGACATATTAAAGTTACATTCCAGCTCTTGCGCAATTTGTCTTCGCGACATGTTTTTGGTCTCTTTTTCAAACCACTGCTTATTTCTGTCTGGATGTACATCCCACGGAAGGGTTACCAACTCAAAGTCATTTTTTTTAGACTCTGCATCAATACATGTTTGGTGGAACCAATTTCCAACACCATTGGGTGTTGATAGTGCAATACATCCACCACCAGTAGAAAGCGTGGGATATAGACCGGTCCACAACTCATCTAGGCCGTCGACATGCGCAGCCTCATCAATAACAAGTAAAGAAAGAGATTCTGAACGTCCAGCATCCGAGCTAGTCGATGACGCCTTAATTTGAGATCCGTTTGATAACTCAAATGACGTACGGTTGTCAATGGATATATTAGATATACGCAGCCAATCTGGTAAATGTTTGTGGATTGCTTTTACTTTTTTAACAAGATTTGCCGCTGTTTGAAACTTTGTCGCAATTACTAAAACATTCTTATCGCGATGAAAAAGCATCAACCACGCAATGTATGCAGCAGAAATCGTTGAAATTCCCAACTGACGTGCTTTGAGAACAACCGTGAAACGATTATCCTGAAAGGTATTGATCAACTCACTTTGGAAATCGTATGTCTTAAACGGTATTAAGCCCCGCTGAGGATGGGAAATCTTTGCATAATTATTAATAAAGTATATGGGGTCTTTTCCTGCTTTAATGACCTCTGCAACAACTTCTTCCTTGGTTAAGATGGACATCAGGCCCC